ATGGAAATCAAACCACAACAAGCACAAGCGGTAAAACAACATTACGGCTCTGCTTCAAACTTTATGGGTGCTGTGAAAAAGTACGGTCTTACTGCTGCGCTTTCTGCTGCAATGGTGAGTAATGCCAATGCTGATGTTGATGTGACAGGTATTGTTGGTCAATTAACTTCTGACGGTACTACTGCTATTACTGCGGTTGGCTCTGCTTTACTTGCTCTTGCTGGTGTAGCGGTGGTGTTCAAATGGGTTAAAGCTGCATTCTTCAGCTAAACACATCAGGCAGGGTTTCGGCTCTGCCTTCTCAAATATTTAAGGGATTTTGGGGCATATAATGAGATTTTTTAAATATTTAATTCTAATAATACTTTCTCTTTTTTCTGTTTCTGCATTTGCTTCAACTCAGTATTATTTAGAAGGTGCCTCTAATCGTCTTTATTCTACTCCAGCAGCCGTTTGTGCTGCTTGGCATCCTTCGGGCAAATTTTATCCTGATTCGGGTACTAATGTTGCTGGCTTCTGTGGTGTTTCAGAGCCAATTTATTCTGCACGTGTAATGTTTAAATCTTCTTGTCCGCCGGCGGGTTATCCCTCTTATTATTATTTTACCTCTGGCGGAAAAGTCCCTACAACAACATGCACACAGATGCCAGGCGGTCAATACTGTGTTTACAAAGCCGGTGCAAACCCGATTATCTTAAATCATGAAAATGATCGTCAATCAGTAACGCTTTACAGTGTTAGTGATCAGCCTGTTTCTTCGTGTACTCCGCTTTTTGATAATGAATGCGATAAAAAAGACCCCTATGGAAAATGTTATCAGCCTCCAAACGATGGCTGTACACGTCAAGCAGATGGCTCAATTATCTGTCCTGACAACATAAAACCGCCGACACCTGAAGAACAATGCAACGGTGCCGATTATTGCAATAGACCGCCGAATGGCTGTCCGCAGGGTTATGTTTCAGGCTCATTTAATGGCCAAGCTTTATGTGTAAAGTCTAGCCCCTCTACTGGTGGGCCGACCACTGGCGATGGTGACGGTTCTGGCTCCGGTGGTGACGGTGACGGTTCTGGCTCCGGTGGTGATGGTGATGGTTCTGGCTCCGGTGGTGATGGTGACGGTTCTGGCTCCGGTGGTGATGGTGACGGCTCTGGTTCTGGCGGTGATGGTGACGGCTCTGGCTCAGGTACGGGTAAAGATTATACTGGTCTACTAAATTCTATTATTGCTTCTGTTAATGATGTAGCGAAGCGTGTTTCTCAGGTTTCTACAGATATAAAGAATGAGAACAAAAGTTTAAAAGATCATCTATCTACCTTATTTGATAAACAAAAAACCAGTGATTCAGAAAATACCGGGAAAATAGTTGATGCGCTCAATGATTCAAAAGATCCATTGAAAGGTTCTATTGAGGGTATTGGCGACAAACTTACAAAGATTTTTTCTGATGAAGGTAAAGACCAGTTAGAACAACTTGGTCAACCTTCTAATGATCAGCGAGTTTCAGATGCTTCGTCCGGTGCTCAGAATGCACTACAGAATCTTGCTAATAAATTAACGTTTTCGAGTACTGGTTGTGTTTCTGATATGACAGTCACAAACATACCTATGTATGGCTCTATGACTGTACCGCTTTCTAAATACTGTGACCTTCTGGCACTTATAAAAATATTCTTGCAGATAGCAACTTTAATGGGTTGCTTACGCATGATTGATGCAACAGTGAGGAACTTCTAATGCCTTTACCGTTACTTATTATTCTTTTTCCAATAGTAAAGGTTTTACTTAAAGTCTTTACTGGAGCAGTAACTGCCGGACTTGTTTATTACTTCTTAACCAACGTGGCTAAACCACATCTAGATAATTTAGAAGCAAAGGTACAGCAATCAGTTTCAAGCTTTAGCACTGTAGGCGGTACGGCTGTAGAGGTAATTAATTATCTCGATTTTCCCAACTGCATTAATTTGTTGCTTTCCGCTTCTGCTGCATGTTTTGCATTAAAAATGATGTCGGTTGCCGTTCGTGCTTTCGGTATAAATACAGGTTGATAAAATGGCTATTTACTTAACTACGGGCAAGCCAGGCTCATTTAAAACTGCTTCAACAATTGAAGATGCTCAGAAAAAATTGGCTGATGGACGTTTAGTTTATTTCTGTAATTTTAGAGGATTAAAAGCACAGGAAAATGGATTTAATACACTAGATCATTTTAATGAATGGCAGTCTATTCCTGACGGTTCTGTACTCTATGTTGATGAGGTACAGGAATTTACTCGCGATGTACCAACCAATGCTAAAACTGAAGATTTACCTAAGTGGTTTACGTTACTGGAGAAGCACCGCCATCGTGGTATTGATATTTATGTGAATACACAACATCCCATGTTTATTCATACCCATATCAGACGATTAATAGAAAAACATATGCACCTTCAACGTACTGAGGGTTTACCGTTTGCTATTAAAAGACAATGGGGTCAGGTTTGTAATGAACCGGAAGATATTAAAAATGCATCCTTGAAATTGGGCTGTACTACTGAAATGTACAGACCGAATAAGTCAGTATTTAAACTTTATGAATCAACTGTTCTTGATACTCATAAATTTAAAATGCCGACTAAATTAATTAAAGCTGTTGCAATTATTGGAGCGATTATAGGTTTTGCAGTGTTTATGGGTTACCCAGTAGCAACCAAGTATTTAAATTTTGGTGACAAGGAACTGACGACTACAGATCAGCCGGCTATACAACAAACAGGACCTTCTATGGCTGATCAATATAAACAAGATGCAGTTATGGCCGGTTTAACTCCAGAGCAATATGCTGATTTAAAAAATCCTGAAAAACGAAATCAGGAAATTATGCAGACAAACAGAAATGATATGGAAACTATAGTCTTTAACTATAACGCGTCTAAGCCCTTTCAAGATATGACACATCAAGTTTCATATCAGCCTACTGCAATGCCAGTATTTTCGGGTTGTATGAAAAAGAATGGGCGTTATATTGCTTACTCTCAACAGGGAACTGTTATTCCAGATGTATCACAGGAAGATTGCAGACGAGTTATTGAAGATGGTGATAGACCGTTCAATTATTTTGCTCAACCACCACAGCAATTACAAGCTGCCCAACAACAAACAACTAATGTACAGGTTGATAGAGAGTTTCTTGCTAAATATCAGGCTGCAAAGGAACAGGGCTTAATATGATTTTAACCTTAATCTCTATCTTAATAATTGTTGTTGCTATTGGTCTCATTTTTAAATCACATGATAGTTAGCTGATTGAGCATCAATGATGCTCATAAGCTTTTTAACAAAAAAAGCTTATCGGTCTGCTATATAATGAAGAACACTAGAAGAAAAATATTAAGTGAGTGTCTACGAACTGACACAATGACAATATGAATATTTCCCCCTCTGAATACAAAAATATTTGCTTTTCGTATGCTTATACAGAAATATCGGAGTACTCCGATATTGGTCAGAATAAATATGGATTTCAAAGGTTTTTTTAAGTGGTGTTTAAGGTTTTTTATAATGTTACTGGTAGCAGGTTTCTTGCTCCGTTTTCTCTATGCCATTTTTTAAAATTGATTGGCATTATGTATCACCTGGGAAGCGCACCTGGACGAAGATCCTGGATAAATTTTTTTCTTTAAGTTATTGATATTTGGTTATAGCCCTGTTTTTACTATTGGCAAAATATACCAAATTTTTCTATATCTGATTTCGCATAATGTAGTCCAGATTATGTTACATAGCCGATTTGCAATCATTTCTTTGCAAATCGGCGTGATTTAACATCAATCTGCATTATGCGAAATTATGATCTTCTTCTTTTTCTTTTATTATCTACTTGATTGATATTAAAGTACTTATATAGTTTTATGATTATCCATATAGCTATTATAAGTAATGCTCCAGCTATAAATCCTTTCCAGAAGAACATCATGCTCAAGTAAGCATTTATATCGCATGTCATTTCATTTAGTGATTCATTCATTTTCTTATTTCTCAGAGGAAGAGAAGGAAAGGGCAGGCAGTGGCTCGCCACGCCAGCCCTTTCTTTGGTAGGGCACACTGCTATCTAATAGTGTGCCTGACTCCGGAATTTCGGAGAAATCTAATATTCGGCGTCGATATATATAATTAATCGGCTTTTTTTATTTCTTCGATATATTTAGTTACATCTTTTGCCTTTATATCATTTAAGTGCTTATAAATTAAGGCATTTATTATATCTGCTTCCTCAATTCTTTCTTTAGTTTCAATAATAAAATCTAATGATTTCTCTTTAATTCCCTCTACAAATTCACCGCGGATACGGTAAGTTTTTGATAAGTCTGATTTTTTCATGCAACACCTGAACATTGTTTACTGTGATATTGTTATTTTGTCATACGTTGCGTTGTTACGTGTGATTCTGTTATATTTCTGTTAAATAGTTGCATGTGATGTTGTTGCAATGCTCGATCATTTACGTTTAGCAGTTCCGATTCATCTGGCTTATGTCAGAAGTATTGACAATCACCATTTCTTTAATGGTGATTTGCTTGATTACGATCTTCCTGCGGCAACTAGACATGTAAGTAAAACTGATGAGGGGGAAACGATAACAGGGGAGTTGTATCACCCTTATGAGTCTATCCCTAGTTCTTATACAGATATGGCAATGAAATTCTTTGCTAATACGATGAATGCAATGCCATATGTTGAGATTAAAGCTTCTCCGCTTAAGTTGCTTCAAGGCCATAACGTTTTTGGTTTTGAATGTATCAAGTTAGGTGCTACTGAGATGCTTGGCATGCTTATAGATTCATATCCTAAGTTATGCGGAATCTTGGATTTTGAGAACATTGAGGTCTTACACCTTGATACAACGTATTTAACACGCTTACCTCATCAGAACATGGTTCAGCCAGTTCTTGATTATTTAGCTAATGTTTCAGCTGGGCATCGCAAAGCTAAGCAAGTTAAGTATTCAAACTATATTACGTGGGGCAACGAAGATGGACGTTATATCCGCCCTAAAGCCTATGGCAAATTTGAAGAGTTAAAAGCCCAGTTACATAAAGTCCAGAAACAAGCGGACAAGGGCTGTATGCGTTCTAAAGCATTAGTTATTGCAATGCACGATGTTATGAAGTTTGCAAACGCAACTGTGCGTTTTGAAGCCCGTATTTGTAAAACTTATTTAGCTAAAAACGGGTATCCAACGAATCTCTGGAAATTAATTGATTTACAGCAGGAACAACCAGATCTGCTTCTTAAATTATGGCATGTAGCGTTTGACCCGATTTTAAATACGCTAAAGGGTGAGAGTATGAATTTTTCAAGTGATGGTGATGTATTAGACCTTCTGCGTTCCAAGCTTTATAAAATTACTAAATCAGGTAAGACCAGTTATACGAAGGCTGATAATGCTTTCAAATTTTATTGCTTACTGCGTCAGATCGGTTGGGAACAGATTAAAGAAATCTATAAAGAGTCTACGTTCTATGACAACGTTAACGCTCTTAAAGATGCAGGACTACCCAAAGCTCATTTACAGAATCTTCATAAGAATCCTAACGGTACAGTCATTCCATTTGTTCGTCTTGTTGAAATTAAGTTTCAAGAACAGTTGCCACCAGATTATCAAATTCCAGTTTCTAGATATGCCGAAAGAATCGGTTTAGTTGCCTAAGAGGTTAAGCAAATGCAAGTTCAATTTAATAAACGTTCGATTTCACCATCTGTATTTAAAAAAGATGACAAGATTTATTTCAGCACAACAGTATTTTCGCCAGTTCGCTATAACTTGAATTTTGGTGAAGGAATGATGCCAGTTGAACAGATGAAATCTGTTCTGGAGCAGTGTGCTGAAAATGCTCAGGATGTCGAAATTGAATTTACTGAGTCACAAACTAAGTATGGCCCAGTTATGCAAATTTTCAGTGTTAAGCCGTTGCCGAAGAAAAACCCAGCATGAAGTTTGTATTCATGCCTTATGCATTAAGTCCGACACTATTTACTGATAGTTATTGGGAAAATCGTGGTTGCGAATGGTTTTGGTCAGATGATTATTTCTTATAG